GGTTGCAAGACCTAGCGCAAAAAAACGGGGCTGGGCCTTGAGGCAATCTTGCCGGAACGCACACGATGACACAGGACGCACTCGCTCGAGCGCTTAAGATCACGCGGCCGACGCTGCGCGAATGGCAGAAGCGCGACGACTGGCCGACCGGGGCGACCGTCGAGCAGCTGATCGCGTGGCGCGACGAGCGCGGGCTGGGGCGAATCAAGGACGGAAGCCTCGGCGCGCTGAAGGCCGAATTGATGCGGCGCGATATCGAGTTGCGCGATCTGAAGCTGGGGCGCGAACGCGGGAACGTGGTCGAGCGCGAGGTGGTGCAGGATATGCTCCAGCTGCTCAGCCAGAAGCTCGACTTGCTTCTGCGCTTGAAGCTTGAGGTCGAGCTCGGCCCGCGCGTCGCCGGCAAGTCGGCGGCGGAGGCGAACGTCGAAGGCGGCTTAATCCTGGACGAGATCCGCGAGGTGATCTCGGGCAACCTTGCGCGGTTTGAGGCGGAGGCGATCAAGAAGAGCGCGACTGAAGATTAGGCTTGAAAGCCTAAGCGGCTTAGGTTTTGCAGATGATCGAACAACGACTATGCTATGGATCATCCCGAAATCACTCACGTCAGCCTCTGCGCTGGCTACGGCGGCATCGACCTCGGACTGCACCGCTGCCTCCCGAATCTGCGAACAATCGCTTATTCGGAGATCGAAGCGTTCGCGTGCGAGTTGCTACTTGCGCGAATGGAAGGCGGGCAGATTGACGCGGCTCCGATCTGGCCTGACCTCAAGTCTTTCCCTTGGGAAAAACTTCGCGACCGAGTGGATATCCTCTCAGGCGGCTATCCGTGCCAGCCATTCTCAAGCGCCGGGAAGCGACTCGGCCGAGAAGACCCTCGGCATCTCTGGCCCTACATCGCAGATGGAATTTCAATTCTGCGACCAAGGCTGTGCTTCTTCGAGAACGTCGAAGGACACATTAGCCTTGGACTCCGAGAAGTCATCGAGCATCTGGGCCGACTTGGTTACTCAACGACGTGGGGAATATTCAGCGCGGCTGAAGTCGGCGCGCCTCACCAGCGGAAGCGCGTCTTCATCCTGGCCCACCGCATTATCTCGGGATTGGAAGGGATCAAGCGAGGGATCATTCTTTCGCAAAAATGGGAAGAGTCGGGCAGATCAACTGCCTCACGCGGTCGAGATGGAAAAAGCGGGAATTTGGCCGACTCCCTGTGCGATGGAAGCGCAGAAAGCCGGATTCTATGCCAAGGGTCAAATGGGCAATTCCCTATCTGCGATGGCAATGCGCGGAGAGATGTCTGGCCTAGTCGTCCCGGCCACCCCCAGTTCGGATGGGAGCCGCCCCGCGTCGTGGGCAACGCCTCGAACTGGCAAGACGACGGACGAGAATCCAGAGACTTGGGCCAAGAGACAAGCGGAAGGGAAGGTGGCAACGATGCCATTGACTGCTCAAGTGAAAGTGTGGGCAACGCCCAGAGCAGAACACGATTCGGGCAGACATCGCGGGCAGCCGGACACGCTGCATTCGCAGATCAAGGCTTGGGGAACGCCCAATGCCCGAGACTGGATGGGTGCGCCCGGGCAGGGATGTCAGGAGCGGGGCGGCCATCGGGCGTCGCTGCCGGGGCAGATCAAGAAAACCGAGAACTCAGGCAAACTCAACCCTCGCTGGGTCGAGACTCTGATGGGCCTGCCGGTCGGCTGGACTATGCCCAGTTGTGCGTCGCCGGTGATTCCAGAGTCGACGAGCTGCGCCTCCTCGGAAACGGCGTCGTCCCCGCAGTCGCCGAGCGAGCCTTCGTGACCCTGCTTGATGAACTGCGTGCCGACGCCTGAGATGGTGCGAGACGTGATGGCTGCCCTAGGGCGCCGCGGAGGACTCGCGCGCTCGGCTGCGAAAGCGCAGGCCGCAAAGCTGAACGGCAAGAAGGGCGGGAGGCCGCGCAAGAAGCGATGAGCGCCGAGCAACTCCTCGTCGGCTTCCGCCTACCGCGGCCAGACCGCTCGCCGATCTACGACTGGGCGCGCCGGCACGTTCAGCTGCCGGAATCCTACGCAACGCCGGGGCCTTTCAACGTGCGCTTGTCGCCGTGGCTGGTTCCGATCTTCGACGCGCTGCAAAATCCGCTGGTCCGGCGCGTCCACTTTCGGAAGGCCGTGCAGATCGGCGGCACGCTGGTCGCCGACGTCTGGCTGCCGTGGATAATCGCGAACGATCCCGGCCCGATCTCGTGGACGATGCAGACGGACGAGATGGTAGAGAAGCACGCGAAGACGCGCCTCTGGCCGCTCCTCGAGCGCTGCCGGCCGGTGGCCGCAATGCTGCCGAAGCCGGGGCCGCACCGCACGACAACCGAGATCTTCTTCGGCGGCTTCTTCGTCAGCCTCAACGCGGCGAACCTCTCGACCCAGCAGAGCCAATCGATCCGCTACAAGATCAACGACGAGCTCTGGCTCCCGCGCTGGCAGGAGATCTATGGGCACGCGGTGGCGCGCGTCTCCAAGTTTGAGGAGGTCGGGCGCTCGAAGATTTACAACGCGAGCCAGGCGCCGGTGATGGACGCGGAGACCGGCAACGTGGAGGACACGAGCTTTCGCTCGGGCGATCAGGGCGAGTGGCACGCCGAGTGCCCAGGCTGCCGCAAGATCCTTCCGGTCGCGTTCGAGGTGCTGCACAAGGAGCAGCGCGGCGGCGTGATCTGGGACCGAGCGGCGCGACGCGACGACGAGACGTGGGACGTGGGCCGCGCGGTGGAGACCTGCCGTTTCCGCTGCATCGCTTGCGGTCACGAGTCCGTAGACAGCGACGCGACGCGCGCTGGCTGGGCGAAGACCGGGCGCTTCGTGCCGATGAATCCTGCGGCGCCGCGCGAGGTGCGTTCGTTTCGACTGGAGGCAATCGTCACGCGGCCGATGCGGCTCCTAGTCGAGGAGTTCCTCCAGGCCGAAAACCAGCTGGTTCGCACGGGCGACGAGCAGGCGAAGATTGAGTTTCGGACGAAGCGGCAGGCGCTGCCGTGGATCGTGGAGAAGAAAGCGGTGAACGTGCTGTTGAAGGACAGCGGCTACAAGCTGGCCGACTACGCGCAGGGCGAGTCGATCCCCGACGAGGCGATCCGCTTCCTCGCGATTGACCGTCAGCAAGACCACTTCTGGTGCGAGGTCGGCGCGTTCAGCACCGCGCAAGGGCCGCGCTACCGCCAGCTTTGGTTCGGCCGCATCGACACGCGGGACCAGCTGCGCGCGCTCCAGGAGCGGTTCAAGGTCTCGAGCGCCTGCGTCGCGCAGGATCGCGGCTACCGGCCGGCGGACGTGGACCGCGACTGCGCCGAGTTCGGCTGGCGCTCGATGCGCGGCTACGGCCGGCGGACGTGGACGATGCGCGACGAGGCGACCGGGACGATGGTCAACTTCCCGTTCAGCGACCCGCAGGTCAGCGACTACCGCGGCGGCGACGTTTACTTCTACAACTGGTCGGGCGACTACTTCAAGGACACGCTGGCGACCGCGCTGGAGGGCAAGGGCGACCTGCGATGGGAACTGCCGTCCGACGTTAACCCGCTTTACCTCGAGCACATCAAGGGCGAGGCGAAGGTCGAGGTGCGGACGGGCGTGTGGGAATGGAGGGAGGTGAGGAGCAACGCGCCCAACCACGGCTTGGACACGAGCGCGATGCTGCTTTGTATGGCGACCATCGCGGGCATCATCCGCTTCACCCCGTCAAAGTCGTAGCATTACGGGGCGTCAAAAAACCTTTTGACGGCGGCCGCTCTTTTATGGCGGCCGACAATCCCTTCCTCGACATTGACGTTGCGACGCTGACAACGCTCAAGTCCAAGGTTCTCGATGCGATCCAGGCTTGCCTGCTCAACACAAGCTATTCGCTCAACGGCAAGTCCGTCACGCGCGCCGATCTTAACACGCTGAACAAGATGCTGGGCGACATCGTCTCGGCCATCGAATACCAGAACGGCGACACGACCGATACGACCTTCGTCAGCTTCACCGGCAACTGATTATGCAGACTTTCGACGCGACCCAAGTCATCCGCAACCGGCCGTGGTTTGAGCGGGCGCTCGAGACCATCGCGCCGCAGGCTGCGCTTCGCCGGCTCCAGGCTCGCGTCGAGACCGCGCTGTTCTCCTACAACGCCGCGCAGACCAATCGGCTTTATGCGCCGATGCAATACGGCCAGCCGAGCGAGTCCTCGCAGACGGTGCGCGAGCGGGTGGTGATGATGTGGGAGGCGCGCAATCTGGTCGAGAATTGTCCCGAGGTTAAGGAGGTCTCGCGCAAGTTCGGCAACTACCTGACCCCGACCGAATATTCGCCGGCGACCGGCGATCGCGACTACAACGCGACTGTCGGCGAGTGGTTCCATACGTGGTGCAAGCAGGCCGACGCGACGGGGCGCAACTCGTTCCGCAAGCTCGTGCAGCTGGCCGCGGAGAACCGTCCGGTCGACGGCGACTGCGGCTTCGTCATCCGCCGCGTGGGCGACGGGCTTAAGCTCCAGCTGGTGCCGGCGACCCGCATCGGCAATCCGAACGAGATGGGCCTCGACTCGGAGAACTACTTCGAGGGCGTCATCACGAACGAGTTCGGCGTGCCGGTCGCGTATCGCATTTACCGCGTGACGCGCGAGGGCGTTTACTTCGGCGCGGAGGACGTGCCGGCTGGGAACTTCTGCCACTACTTCGACCCGTTCCGCGTCGACCAGTACCGCGGCGTTACCGACTTTCACGCGGCGATCCAGACGGCGCGGATGCTGCACGAGATCCTCCAGGCCGAGAAGGCCGGCGTGCGCTTCGCCTCGCAGCAGGCGGCGCTCGTCTTTACGGACCGCGGCACGGCCAACGCGCGCAATCTCTTCACGCCAACGCCCAGCGCGGTACTGCCGAGCGGCCAGCAGCAGAAGAATGAGCTTTCCGAGGTCGGGATGATCAAGTATCTCGGCCAAGCTGACCGCGTCGAGACGATGCCGGCGCGGCCGAGCACCGCCTTCACGGGCTTCATCGCGCATCTGATGCACGAGCTTTCCATCGCGGTCGGCATCCCGAAGGGCGTCCTCTTCGGCACGCAGGATTACGCCGGCCCGAGCGTGCGCGCGGAATTCGCCGCGGCCGACCGCGTGTTCGCGCGGCATCAGGGCGTCCTCGTCGACAAGGTGCTCGACCCGATTAAGAACGCGGTCATTCTCGACGCCATCGCCCGCGGAGAAATCCCGGCGCCTCCTGCTCGCGCTGGCGAAACGCCGGTGCAGGCGCTCAAGCGCGCGACCCGCGGCGAGTGGCGCTTCCCGCCCAAGCTCACCATCGACGTTGGTCGCGAGTCCGCGGCCAATATGAACGAGAACCGCCAGGGCGCGAAGTCTCTCCAAGAGATCGCGGCCGAGCAGGGCACCGATGCCTTTACGCGGCTCGAGCAGATCGCGGCCGAGGCGAGCTACGTGAGCGAGCTTGCCGAGCGCTACGGGATTCCCGAGACGGCGATCCGTATGGTCACGCAGCAGCTGCCGGCGAATCCCTCGATGGCCGCGGCGCTGGGCACGAACGTCACCGACGATGCCGTCGATGCGGTCAACGCCACGACCGGCAAGGGCGACGCGCCCGAGGACGAAACGCCGGACCGGCCTCCGACGCCGGCCGAGCTTGCGCGCTTCGCGAGCGTCGATCTCACGCCGACCGATGCGATGGCAGCCGAGGCCAAGCGCGGGCTTGAGTGGCGCGAGAAGTTCAACCGTGGTGGCACGGCAGTCGGAGTCGCTCGCGCGCGCGACATCTCGAACAAGTCGAATCTCTCGCCCGACACGGTTCGCCGGATGGTCTCGTATTTTGCGAGGCACGAGGTCGACAAGCAGGGCACGGGCTTCTCGCCTGGCGAGGACGGCTATCCTTCCGCCGGCCGGATCGCGTGGGCGCTTTGGGGCGGTGACGCCGGCGCTAGCTGGGCGCGTGCGAAATCCGAGGCGCTCAAACGCGAGGAACTGAATCGGCCGACAAACGTCGCCGATGCGCTAGAGGCTGGGCGCAATCGCGCGAAGCGGCCGCTGG